GGTTTTGCCCGTTGCGAAGGGCAAATGTCGGATCTTTTATGGAAACCCGATAACCCTGACATTTTTGGTACGTAAATATTATTTGCCAATTTTGCGTTTCTTGCAGATGAATCCATTGAAGTCTGAATGTGCTGTTGGAATTAATTGTCATGGACCAGAGTGGGAAGAGTTTTACACTCATGCGACCCATTTTGGAAGTGATCGCTATTTTGGAGGTGATTATGGCAAGTATGATCAAAAGTTGCCTAGTCAATTGTTATTTGCTTCATTGCGCATCTTGATGGATCTTGCTCGTGAGTGTAATTACTCTGAGGAAGACATTGGTGTGATGCAAGCAATGACCGGAGATTTGGTGTACGCAATGATTGCTGTGAATGGAGATTTGATCGGTTTACAGGAGGGGACCCACATTAGTGGAAACTCCTTGACCGTGATTCTGAACGGAATTTGTGGAAGTCTCAACTTGAGGAACTTCTTTTATACGAGGTACCCTTTGAGCATCCCTTTCCGTGACGCCGTTCATATTATGACATACGGTGATGACAACATTGGAAGCGTTTCACCCGATTACCCTGAGTTTAATATTAAAGGATGTTCGGAGTTTCTCGCATCGTACGGACAAGTGTACACTATGCCTGATAAGGAGAGTGAATTGAAGGCGTACCTTGATCCAAATGATTTTGAGTTTTTGAAGCGTAAGAGTTATTACCACAGTGGTATTGGTCAGCATGTTGGTGCTTTGTTAGAGGATTCGATTTTTAAATCCTTGCATTGCTATATGAGACCCAAGGGTTCTCCCTTGACGCCACAAGAGGCTTGTGCTCAGAACATCGATGGAGCTATGAGAGAGTGGTTCAACCATGGATATGAGGTGTATGAGAAACCCCGAGAGCAGATGCAACAAGTTGCAGAAAAGGCTGGAATTCGTCATTTGTGTACTTCATTAGATTCGACTTATACTTGTATGGTCGGAGCTTGGTGTCAGAAGTATGACCCTGCGTATCAGGGATCTGGACAAGTTGAGGAAAAGAAGCCCTACAAGCCGCAAAGTGGTGATGAGACGGAAGACAGATCATTGTATTTGCAGACCGCATTTGATGTGAAGATGGCTCTGCTTGCTACTGATTGTGTCGTGTGTCACAGTACGTTAGGCGAGATTGACATGGTCTTTGAGAAGT